GTAAAAGATGGATTTAGAGAACTGATTGTTATACAGTATAAATTGTCGCTACATTATTATACAAAGGCAAGAGACTATGAGATGGATGATTATCTTGCGGGATGTATTGATGCCTATGATATCGTCCGTATGAAATTGACAAAAGAAGTCTAGTCCTGTAGAATTATATATACCACCTAAGAGAAAGAACCACCATGAATAACTTTATTGAATTAGACTATGATGAATGGGTTGAGACTTACAAGCCAATCAATAATAATATAGATACCAATGCCTCCTTTGACGGTATGATGTTTGAGACCTATGGCAAAGAGGTAGAGTTTGTCAAGAAGGCTGCTCCTACCCATATCTGGATGTATGGAGACGGAGACGACGGTGGCTCTTATATCTGGTCTGGTTGGGGATTTGTAAATAGAATAGGATACTTTATCACTGAGGTACCCTGCCCACCTGACACTGATATTCAAATCAGAGTTAGTTTTAATTGGTTCTATTGTGAAAATTGTCAGGCAGAGTTTGAAGACCCTGATAATACTATTAGAGATGCCTTTGATGAGCACGATTTGGAAAAGTGCCCTCAATGTGCTACTATTGAAGAAATGACCCTTATTGGATTGGAGAAATAAATGCCACAATACTACATCACAGCAAAACGAGAAACTCTTTATAATTTTGAGTTTTGGGCTGACTCTGAGGAAGAAGCCATAGCCGAAGTAAATCGTATTGAACTCAGCGATGAAGATGTTGAGACCTATGCCTATGATTGGTATCCATTAGAAATAACAGACATTGAAGAATTAGAGGAGAACGAATAATGGGAGCACGTATTAACTTTGTATTCAAGGACAGTGATAGCGGACCTATGACAGTACTTTATAGTCATTGGGGCCAAGACGGTTGGGAATCTGATATCGCAGGTGCCCTGCAGCATGCTAAACCACGTTGGAGCGATTCATCCTATGGGACCAGAATGATGATTAGTTACCTTATTCAGCATAACGTTATGGATGAAACAGGCTTTGGAATTTATGCAATTGCCAATGACGGATATGACCTAGGTGAGCAAACAGTGCTTATTGATTTCACTACCAAGACTGTCACTGATAATGTTTCTGTAGATTGGGACGCATTCATTAATGCATATGGACTCTCATTAGCAAATGCAGACTGTTAACGATTTAACTGAGCAGCGTTGATCATAGGGTCATGACAGCGCACAGGGGAAGGCAGTTTGTGGTGGGCTTGCCTTCCCCACATCTTTTTGATACAATGGAAGCAAGGGGGGACATATGAAAATAACGCCAGCAGAAAAAATAGCAGTAGCAATATCAAAAATGTTATCAGACTTACATATAGATTTGTCATCAGTTGGATATTACATTTATCGTTCTATGCCACCTCTCCAGTATAATAGATTTCAGGAGATTGCTAATTCAGCGGAACACGAAAAGCAAATGAATGAAAATGACGAGTATAGAAGGAAGATGAACCAAATTGGACTATAAGACAAAGTGTGCTATCCTCAATCAGGTTTGGCTAACATATCGCTATGAGGATGAGTTTCAAGATTTTATAGAATACAATGATTTGGGATTGCCTTTGGCTGCCATGATAGATGAAGAAATTGTTTTGTCAACTCCAAGAGCAGAGATATATATTGAAGAAACATATGCACTGTTCTTGCAGTCATTAGGTGTTGAGGACAAAGACTATCAGACAATGGAAGAAATATTTTTTGAGGCTGGCAGGGCAGAGTAAGGGCCCGAGCCAAACCATATATCTTCAAACCATTACGAAGAACTATAAAAAATCCTGGGATTACGAAGACCATATAAAATCCCCTATCATATAAAACCTTCTTTGTCAAACCATCCTATAAGGTGTATAATAAAGATATGGCCAGAGATCATTTTTCAAAGATAACCAGACAACAAAGATATAACTCTGCCCACAAACAAGAGTTTGTAGATATAAGGTTTGAGGATAGTATATATAGGGGTATTAAGTCTCTTCTTTCATTCCCCCGATTTATCGCCCAGGCGATCAAAAATAAGATTACGAAGCATCGCTAAATTCCACGGGATCCAAAGAGATACCCAAATCCCCTAGTATAACTACAAACAATAGACAAACAATGTTTTCTTGGTTTTTTAAAACATTATAAAACATTCTAAATTGTTTTGGGCCAAATCGGATATTTTATTTAATTTTTTATAAGATTTGACAAACAATGGTTTGTGTGATATGAAGGTTTGACAAACAATTTTATATGTGGTATAAGAGCCATATAGAGATAGGAAGGTTTGGAGATAGGAAGGTTTGAAGGTTTGGCATTACGAACGCCCACGTTAAAGTGCTCCCTCCTCCACTATCCTCCACAACTCTCCACTTCTAGGTCAAATATTAAAAATATCAGTAAGATTTATATGTGGATAAACCTGTGGATAACTCTTCAAATGCTATACTTTAAACATGGAAAAAACCTTAATAATCTCTGATTCTCATGGTGAGATAATAGCAAATATCCTAAAAAATGATCACCAATATCAATCAAAACAAACAGAAGGTACAGAAGATTCCTTAATCAATTTCACCAACTTAGATATGTTGATACTAGCAGGTAGAACAGGGTACAACTTCTCCAATCATCTAGGTTTAATAGAGAAAGACTACTCAAACCACCATGTTATTTTCTTTATGGGCTATAACGATTTAGCAATGCTCTATGGTCGTAATATAGAAAAAACTGTCCATAAATATATATCCCAAGTAGACAAATTTAATGGCAGGTCCAAAACAGTAATAACTCCATTAAGCAATAGACAATTGCCACAGGAGTATTATGATCAATATATTTTTTACATTAAAAGGGATTGTCAGGAATTAGGCATTAAGTGCTTAGACGTATATGAGATTATAGAAAATATAACAGATCAAGACTATCAGGATGAACATCATTTAAATGCACAAAGATATTTTCCTATCATAGACTACGTATTGACAAAAGATTTTTAGTCCTATATAATTAGATTATGAACATATACAAAGTGTCCCTATTGGACTATGACAGAGCATTTGATCTACAACTATTTGCCACTAGTGAAGAAAATGCTAGAAAAATGGCTATGAGAGAAGAACCCAATATGAACATTACTAAGGTTGTTTGTCTAACAGATTAAAAAACGGTATGGTTTGTACTAGGAGTATATATGGCTAAATGTGATAAATGTGAGATGTTTTCAGACTCAGAGACCTTCTGGGATATCCATCAAACACTAAGTGATCTCTCTATATGGTGTATTGCTTATACTAGGAATAAGGGTCATTCTTGACTTTCCCCCGAATTTTTGAGATAATAGATATATGTATTTTAACTGTGGAACATATGCTGGATATCGTAAACACCATAATAATAAGACTAAACCATGTCTTGAGTGTTTGATAGCAAATAGAGCATATTCCAAAATAAGATATCAAAAAGATGGTGTGTTGCGCCAAGCCAAATATAGATCAAGAAACTTAGAAGTAGTGCAGGCTAGAGAAAGATCAAAGAACAGAAAACGTAGATCAAGTATTACGATAGACTATAACGAACTTCAGGTTATTGCTACCTATGGGGTTAATTGTTATTTATGTGGTTTGTCTATTGACTTTATGGCTCCCCGAAAATGTGGAGTTTTAGGTTGGGAGCATGGGCTACATATAGACCATCTTGTTCCTGTCTCTAAAGGTGGTTCAGACACTCTTGAAAATGTAAGGCCTACTCATGGTCTTTGTAATCTGGTTAAATATAATACTATTTGAATTTCCCCGCAAAATTTAAAGCATAGTCTGGATCTTTGGTAAACCACATAGGAATTGAATACCTATCTTCATTGATATATTTTATGTTGTGTGGGATATGTGATTTAAACATAATCATATCCCCTAGTTCTGGCATAATCTTCAACTCAATCATAGGAAAGTCTAATGGAGCAGATTTGCTTGGAGTGTTCAGGTATAACAAAACACTGTATTTGTACTGAGCATTTACACCTTCTTCTATGTCCCTATGTAATTCAATAGCAGAGCCAGGCAATTGTTTTGCAAACCATAACCCTGCTAGATATAAATCCTCATCTTCTTCAAATTCACTAGATATAGACTTTATAGCAAAACTAACTATATTCTTTATTATATTTTCTATCTCATCTATGCCATAAATAACCTGTTCTGATCGTTCCTTATTAAGGTTATCTTTTCCAAACATTTTTGTAAACTTAAGTCTCTTTGGTCCAGTGTGGAAATGTTCTTGATTTTTGTTTATATAGTCAATTATGCACTGAGCATCATCAGCACTTATAGAATTCTTTAATACCCTTACCATATTGACAATCATATCACAAAGTGCTATTATGGATATATGTGGTCTTGGATATTAGCATGCATAGGTGTGACTGGCATATTTTTTGTTGGTCGTAAAACCATATGGGGCTGGTTTGTTTTATTATTTAACGAATGCCTCTGGATGGTCTATGCCATTACCACTCATCAATATGGATTTATATTTGCCTCATTAGCCTATGCAGCGACATATATAAAATCCTACCTACACTGGAAAAGAGAATAATATGAGTCCAATTGCAAAACCAAATCTAGAAGACATTAGGACACAAGCATCAGTTCTTGAGGCTATGTCCATGTATCTAGCAATTGTTGATCAAGATGAAGCGGTTATGAAGAGTGCTAAAACACTTGCAAACAACCTATCAAAATTTGTAGATATGACATCAAGTGCACAGGTACCAGGTTCTTTATAATATGAACTGCTACT